GGTTTATACCTAAAGTAGAAGAACCAATTGTTTTAACTGAAAAAAAACCAGAACACTGTTTAGGACATTTAAGATTTAGAAAATCTTGTCCTCGTTGTCAGGAGATAGTAGCATAATGGCTGGATTAAGTGCATCGGGATTAAAAACACAGATTAGAAGTTATACAGAAACAGACTCTAATGTTTTATCAGATTCTGTTTTAGAAAATATAATTTTAAATGCACAGTATAGAATATTTAGAGACATACCTATTGATGCTGATAGAAAACAACAATTAGGTAATCTAGTTGCGGGTCAAGAAACAATCAATGCTCCAGCAGGTGCAGTTTTTATTAGAGCTATACAGGTTTATGATTCAACATCAGCTACAACGGGAGCAAATGTGTTTTTAGAAAAAAAAGATATTTCATATTTACAAGAATATATTTCATCAACTGAATCAGCTAAAAGAGGACAACCTAAATATTATGCAATGTTTGGTGGTGCTATAGGAGAATCTGATACTACATATAAATTTAGAGTGCATTACAATGCTGCACCTGCATTATTAGAGAATAATGACACAAATTATATTAGTCTTAATTTTCCAAATGGATTATTATATTGCTGTTTATCAGAGGTTTATAGTTTTTTAAAAGGTCCAATTGATATGTTGACACTATATGAAAATAAGTATAAACAAGAGGTACAAAAGTTTGCTAATGAGCAAGTTGGTAGAAGACGAAGAGATGACTATACTGATGGTGCTGTTCGTATTCCGATAACTTCGGCAAACCCGTAGGAGAATAAATTATGGCAATAACATCAGCAATTTGCAACAGTTTTAAACAAGAAATTTTAGTTGGAACACACAATTTTACGGCATCAAGTGGTAACACTTTTAAGATAGCTTTGTATACTAGTTCAGCAACTTTAAATAAATCAACAACAGCTTATTCAACATCAAACGAAATCTCAAACACATCTGGGTCTGCATATACTGCAGGTGGTGCCACACTTACAAGTGTAACTCCAACCTTATCTACAGATACTGCGGTGTGTGATTTTGCAGATGTTAGTTTTACTTCTGCAACTTTTACAGCCAATGGTGCTTTAATTTATAACGACACACAGTCAGACAAAGCTGTTGCAGCAATAGCTTTTGGTGGTGACAAAACTGTAACAAGTGGAACTTTTACGATTCAATTCCCAACAGCTGACGCATCTAACGCTATTATTAGGATAGCATAAGGAGGAACTCCTTATGTCAGAAACATCAATTTGGGGTGGAAATGATCCCTCCGTTGCATGGAATGAAAACTCTTGGCAATCTAATACATTAACAATCGAACTAACAGGTGTTTCATCTACAACTTCACTTGGTGATTTAAGAGCTTTCCCTGAAGCAGGATGGGGATCTGATGGTTGGGGTGAAGATGGTTGGAGTGGGACTTTCATAGTTAATTTAAGTGGAGTTTCTGCAACAACATCCATTGGATCTGTAACAGTAAGTGCAGAAATAAATACTGGATGGGGTAGAGCGGCTTGGAATGATGATGCGTGGGGTATTCAAGGCGATGTATTATTAACTGGTCAATCAGCTACAACTTCTGTTGGTTCAATATCTCCTGCTGATGTAATGGGTGTAACAGGGGTTTCTGCAACATCAAGTATTGGATCAACTACAATAATCGGTAATGTAAGTTTTTCTCTCACGGGAATTTTAGCAACATCAAGTCTTGGTTCAATTTCTCCTGCAGATGTTATGGGAGTAACAGGAGTTTCAGCAACATCCTCTGTAGGATCAATTTCTCCTGCAGATGTTATGGGATTAACTGGAGTTTCTGCAACATCTAGTATCGGGGAAATAGGTATTTCATCAAACCCAATTATAGATGTAACGGGACTTTCTACAACTTCATCCGTTGGATCTATTTCTCCTGCAGATGTTATGGGATTAACTGGAGTTTCTGCAACATCTAGTGTTGGCTCATTAACACCTGCAGATGTTATGGGATTAACAGGTCAGTCAGCTACAGCTTCTGTTGCTACATTTGGAACTGCTACAGGCTTTGGAATTCAAGCATATCAATCAGTTGACACAGGTTCAAATTCGTCGTATACAAATGTTGCAACTGGATCAAATACAAGTTATAGTGACGCTGCATAGGAGATAAAATTTATGGCATCAACATACACACCTCTAGGTATAGAGCTTCAAGCAACCGGTGAAAATGCTGGAACTTGGGGAACAAAAACAAATACTAATTTACAAATCATTGAACAAATTTCTGGTGGTTATACTGCTCAGTCAATAGCAGGTGGCGCACAAACTACAGCTCTTACAGTTTCTGATGGATCAACTGGTGCAGCAATGTCTCACAGAATGATTGAGTTTACAGGAACTATTTCTGGTAACCAAATAGTAACTATTCCTTTAGATGCACAAAATTTTTATTTTTTAAGAAATACAACATCAGGTTCTCATACAGTACAATTTAAATATGCTTCTGGATCAGGTGGCACTGTTACTTTTGCAACAACTGACAAAGGTGATAAACTTGTATTTGCTACAGGTAATGATGGAACTAACCCTGACATAAAAGAAATTGCTTTATCACCAGCAGGTGTAGTAACAGAAACTGGAACTCAAACTTTAACAAATAAAACTTTAACTGCTCCTAAGATCGGTACATCTATTTTAGATACTAATGGCAATGAACTAGTGCTTTTAACAGCTACAGGTTCAGCAGTTAATGAAATTACACTAGCTAACGCTGCTTCAGGTAATGCACCTAGTATTACAGCTTCTGGAGAAACTAATGTAAGTCTTAACCTAGTACCAAAAGGTACAGGACAAGTTCAAATTAACGGTAATACAGCATCGACTGTAGGAAAAGCTATTGCAATGGCATTAGTTTTCGGATAAAAGATCAACAGGAGAAAATAAATTATGGCAAATCCAAATCTAGTAAATGTAACATCAATAACAGGTGAGTCGATACAACATGCATTGACTACTACTCTTACAGATGAAATTCTGGTAGCTGCTTCAGATACACTTGTAAAAATTAATAGTATCATAGTAGCAAATATTGATGGATCATCAGCAGCAGACGTTTCACTTTTTATAACTAAATCTGGTGGATCACCAATAGCAATTGCAAGTACAGTTTCTGTACCAGCAGATGCAACTTTAGTTGCAATAGATAAAAACACAGCTCTATATCTTGAAGAAGGTGATAACCTAGAAGGTGGCGCAAGCGCTAACGGCGACCTAGTGTGCACTGTAAATTTTGAAATATTAAACGACGCTTAATATTTACAACTTGTAAGATTTGTTGTAAGAGTATTATATTATGGCTTTATATTTTGCAGAATTAGATTCAAATAATGTTGTTATCAGAGTTATGACAGCGCCTGAAGATATTGTATCTTCACCAAATGATCCAGCAGGTGAAACATGGTGTTCAGATAATATTCCTAATGATCCAGATATACCATTAGTTGATGGAGTTTACCCAGGAGTAGCCTGGAAACAAACTTATAAAACTGCCTCTGATGCAGTAACAAGATGGAACTATGCAGGTATTGGGTGGACTTGGGATCCATCTAACAATGCTTTTATATCTATAAAACCTTTTCCATCTTGGACATTAAATTCTAGTTTTAAATGGGAACCACCAGTAGCTTGGCCATCTGTAGATGATCAAGGAAATTCTTTACCTAGAGATCGTTTCTATGAGGATAATTTAAACATTTATTGGGACGAAGATTTTTCAGGTTATCTTGGACAAAGAGTTGTAGATGATGTATTAATAACTAAACAATGGAACTCAGATTCTTCAACATGGAGTATTAAGGAGTAATTTATGGCAGGATTTTTAACAGCAGGATTTAGTTTAGTAGGACAAGAAAATTTAAATAATGATGGTGGGGTTGTTGGTCCAGATAATACTCCTGTCGTTAATGATAAAGTAACATCTTTTACATCACCAGGAACTTTTTCAGGAGCTGACCCTAAAAACAGTGGTCAAACAGGAAAAGTAATTATTATTGGTGGTGGCGGTGGCGGTGCTCACCAAGGCGGAGGAGCTGGAGCAGGCGGAGTTGTTGTTATAGATAGTGCTCCAATAGGATCAAGTTTTCCAGTTACTGTAGGAGGCGGAGGATCTGCTGCTATGGTTAATGGATCAGGAAGCACTGGAAGTAATACATCTGCACCAATTGGTGGTACAACTTACACTGCACAAGGTGGTGGAGGTTGTGGTCAAAGAGGAGCTAATTACGTAGGTCCAAGTCCAACTTATAATGGAAAACCTGGAGGATCTGGGGGAGGTGGTGGAAGAGGAAACCATAACCCTGGTCAAAATAATCCCGCAGGATCTGGTAACCAACCAGGTGTATCTAATCCAGGTGCAAATCAAAATTTAGGAAACCCAGGTGGAGTTGGAAACGCACCTCAAACTCAAGACAATCGAATCGGCGGTGGCGGAGGAGGAGCTGGAGCAGCAGGCTCTCAATCTACTGCTGGTATAGGACTTGAAGCATTTCCAGCTAAATCTCAACCTCAAGCGCCAGGTGTTCAAGATCGTGGATATATTGGCGGTGGCGGAGGCGGTGGCGCTGGCGCTAATGGAAATCAAAAAGGAGGAGGTTCTCCTAATTCTTATTTTACACCACCAGCAGCTTTTGACGGTAGCGGTGGCGGAGGAGGGTCATGTTACAATAACTCTAACCCAGGAAGCACAGGAGGAGACGGTGGAGTGCATGTTATTGAAGCAGGTGCAGGTCCTTCTGTTACAAGTGGAGTATGGACTTTAGAAGCAGTGTACTCAGCAATTAAGGATGATAACTGGACTAGTTAATAAGTTTTAAAATTGCAGGAGAAAGAATATAAAAATGTTACACACAATAGTTGTTGATAATTTTTTTGGTAATGTAGATGACATAATTAATTTATCTAAAAAATTAAAATATTATAAAGGATCAGAAAATGATAATTGGCCTGGTCTTAGAACAAAATCATTACACGACACACATTACAATTTATTTGATAGTGTAATTATAAAAATTTTAAATTATTATTACCCAAATAAAAAACTACATTATAGTAATTCTCATGTTGTTTTTAGTAGATTAAAATACGGAGATCAAGGAAAAACAAGAT